GATGCCCGCCGCCAAGGCACGGTCGCCAAGCCCCGCGTTGTTTCCGCTGAGATACAGCTGAAACGGACCGAAGGAGTGCTCGGTGCCGCCATAACGCTGGCTGCGCGGAGCAGGCCCCTCTCCGCGACGGTACGGGTCTTTCAGGCCACCTTCGGAGCGCGCAACCCGGACTGCGATGTCCGGATCGATGCCGCGAGCGCGAGCAGCCTGCCTGATGTATTCTTCAATGCCGGCCATGTCTCACTTCTCCCCGATGTACTTCGGATCGGACAGGATGCCGAGGACGTCCTTGCGGACTGCCTTCTTACCGCCGATCTCGATGACTGCGTCCGGCTTGACGCGCTCGACGTCCTGAGCCATTGGGCCAACGATCTTCTTGGACTTCTTGGGCGCGCCCTTGAAGCGGTAGGAGTAGATCGGGACGTCCGCGATTTTGGACTGACCCACCTTTTCGATGTCCGTCTTGAGCGTCTTGTCGGAGATGCCGAAGATACCGCCGAGCAGCGAAAGGATGCCGAGACCCATTTGGGCGAAGTCAGTGCCGCCGCCTCCGGAGGTTGTCTTCTGCGTGTTCTCGGTCTTACCGTAGGGCGACATGCCCAGCGACGACAGTAGAACGTTGAGACGCTCCAGATCGTAGCCTTCGGCCTGATCGAACTTGCCCTTGGCGTCGTCGAGCTCGCGCTGCGTCTGCTGCTGCTCCTGCTGGCCGATGCCGAGCATGCCGGCAAAGTCCTTGTTGCGCTTGTCCATTTCGGCCTGAGCCTGCGAAAGCATGCCCTGCCCAGCGGAACCCGCCGACTGGAGGTCTGCCAGCATCGACTGCGTAGCCTTGTCGAAGCCCTCGGAGCGGAGGCCCGCCGAAAGCTGGCCGGCGCTCTTCGCCGCCTCGGAGTTGGTCACCGCGTCGACGATCGCCGCGCGCGAACCGCCAAAGGCTTTGGCAGCAATGGCCTTGTCCGCGTTGCCCATCAGGGACTTGACGCGGCTTTCATCAAGCGCGCCTAGAGCCTTGCTCTCGACTTCGTTGATGAACGGGTTCATGTAGTCGTCGCGGTTCAGACCGGCGAGACCCGCACCCTGCTTGGCAAACATGTTGCCCGCGCCCGTGAGAGCTTCGGAGCCCGCGCCTAGTGTGTTCTTGAACAGGTCGTAAGCGTCCAGGGTCGTCTGGGAGGTCCCGGCGACAGTCTGACCCTGATACGGGTTGTAGGGCTTGTTGGCGATCTGCTCAGCAAGCTTGTAATTGCTTTGCGCCGCCTCGTCGACCCACTTGGGAAGCTCGACCTTGCTGATCTGGGTAGTCGTTGTCGGCTGTTTAGGCGCCATCGGTGAAATCCTTTACGAAGGTGGCTGACACCATGTTCCAGCCGGGAAAGGCCTTCCGCATGAAACCCATGCGCCCATCGGCAAATCCCAGATCGCAACCGTGCTCACGAGCGAAGCCGATAAGGTCCGCTTCGAGTATTTCCAAGTCGTCCAGATCGCCCACCATGAAAACAATGTTGAGGGCTTTCTTTTGGGGGAATTCACAGACCTGCGTAACGGCCCACGAATCGTTCAGTGAGAAACTCTGCATCTGCCCGGCACGGACAAGAGCCACTATGTCATCGAAAGTGTACAGCCCGCCCCTTTCGGCGAGTAGCTGTTCGACTGTTTCCTTCAAGGGGTGGTTCATCCGAGCACCAATGTCGCAGTTAGGGTTCCGGCGTCGTCCACCGCCACACTATACACCGAACCGTTCGGGGACGCAAGTAGTACGGAATCCGTAGCGGTGCGTTTCGGAATATACTGCAGGAACTCGCGATCGACAGCATTTGATACGTCGCGCATCCACTGATTAAGCTGCGCGTTGTCAGTCTGCGGGATTGGTGGCAGCTTCATTTCTTCCCCCGTGGCTTGACATCGAGATTGGTCGGTCCCATCGTCCAGTCTTCGCTACCGACCATGTTGACCCGCATGCGGAAATCGCGGGCTGTCTCGCGAACATCGACGTAGCCGTTTGCCTTGATCGTCTTGGCCGCCGATGTGGTTTCAGGCAGCTGCGGCGACGATTTGATAAACTCGTAGGAGATGTTGTTCACCGGACCTGTGATTTCGGGGAGCATCTGGTGGATCGTCATCATGTTAACACCCTCCATGATGTTCATGGTGAACGTCTCCGCCCACGGCAACTCTTCAGCGCCGGGATAGACGAAGCCAACCTCGTGGCGATAGACTTTGAGGCCATCCGACATGAATGGGTTGGTGTCATTGGAGTACCCGACGCCGCAAGTCCTGCCGACGAGGGCCATCGTCCAGAACTTTTCCTTGTAGTTGTAAATGGCCGCGCGGTTGTTTTCCATGTGGTCGGCGGATACAAAGAAGAACCATGCCTCCGACTTAGCGGCGACGTTGATCATAGACGCCTCGAAGCGGCTGTCGTCAATGGCGATCTGACCGTCGATCCAGTCCCAGATTGGGCATGGGACAGGGGAGATGTTCACGCCGTTGTAAATCCAGAAGCCGTTAACCGCCTCCCAGAACACCCCATCCGGTGTCTCGATGATCGCCGCCGCCGAAAGGGGAGTAGGGCACTCCACAATCTTCTCAACAGCGTAGATGTAAGGCAGCCCAACATAGGAGATACGGTGGGAGGCGACGTTGGTAAACATGATGAAATTGCTGCCGATGGACTTGTGGGCAACAATCGGGGATCGCGGCTCGACGTTGTTCTTGCCGGCCTTGCTTGTGGTGGAAGCGAAATCCCAGTTCGTATCGTTTTCCTGATCGCACCATCCGTACTGCGAGGCGTCACCATCCATTCCGAACAGGATGATGTGGCGCTCTGGGGTCACAACGAAAGAACGGTTGCCGATCGGGGCGTTCGTAACGGCAGTCAGCAGCGATGCCGGGAAAGCGGGGTCCCAACGCAGGAGACGACCATCGGGGCTGGTCATCGCGCGAAGCTCGCCGCCCCAGTTGCTGAGAGTGAAGCAAGGGGTGGCTGGAAGAGCGCGCGAGCGGGACGAGCGGGGCGTTCCGTAGGTGCCGTCGCCGTACAGCAGGTCGCCATACCCGCCCTCGTCAGTGCCTATAGGGGGTTCCAGGCCCCCGGTCGGCGTGATGTCGGTAAGGACGCCGTCGATGTCGACGTAGCAGTGCTCTTCGCAGAGATAAGCGATATAGGTCTTGCCGTCGAGGCCGTTCCACTTGTGCGAAGCGCGGCAGCGCGAGGCGAAAGCAGGGTAGTCGATTTCCTCCCAGCCGCCGATGGGGCGCAGGGTAACACCCTCCCAACGAATCAGGTTTGTCTCGCGCCAGCTAGCCGTCTTCTTTCGCTTGGAAGCGACGTTGACTACGCCGGGAGGAAAATCGATCGTGATGTCGTTCATAGCTTGATCAGCACATTTGCGATGATAGTGGGCTGAGTGTTGTTGTGAGCGTTGCCGGTACCCGCATTGCCGACGTTGCCGGAGACCGTGTGGGCGTGGTTGCCAGCGGAGTTGGCTGAAATGTAGGTGGCGGGGTTGGCGGAACCACTGCTGCCGCCCGAGGTGGAAATGCGGCTGTCACCGCCACCGGGGTTATCGTCGCCCGACGTTTCCATCGCGATAGTGTGCCCGTGAGCGCCGGTAGTGTTGGTGGACAGGGAAGAGCCGTCGTGCGTGTGGACGGGCATTTCTGCGGAAGACAACGTGTGAGTTGCAGAGCCACCCGCTGCGCCGAAAGTGTCGTCCAAGGGAGCCGTAAGGCGAGCGACGTTCGCGAGGTTGTCCCAGCCTGCAACGACGCGGCCCCGGATATCCGGAAGCGGCATGCGCTTGTTGGCGGCGTAGTCAACAGCGGCGCTTGCGCCGCGCGTGGAAGCTGCGCCCGTGCTCGTCTGGATCGGAAGCTCTGTCTGGGCGTAGTTGTCCCAGAGAATAGCGAAAAGGACAGCAGTGTCCGCGTTGGCGCGAGCCGTGCCGCCCGACGCCGCGTTGCCGATGGAGTTGCCGTTGAGGATAAGCCAGCCAGAAGGAGCCGCCTTGACGCACGAGTACTTAATGTCGCCGGGGGCGTAGAGCCACTGGTCGAAGTAGGACTTGAGCGCTGCCTTGATCGTAGCGAAGGTGATACGCTTGTCGGCAAACGTTGCCGCGCTGTCCGTCAGATGAAACTCGTCGGCGTCGACCACCGACGTTTTTTCGGTCAGGGCATGCAGGAAGCCAGCCTGGAACTTGTCGTCGTCCAGCCCCTTGATGAGGCCGTCGACTTCATCCCAATTCTCGTTGGTCTTGTCGCCCCAAGTGGTACCGGAGCCACCGACTTCCGGCTTGACGAGGTTGTAGTTGGCTGTAAGTGAGTCGGCCATTTCGGCGTTACCTCATTTTCGCTTGAAGCGCGGCCAAGAATTCAGCCATCGTATAGAAGGGAACGCCCTGCTGCGCCGAAAGGGCGGCTTTGAACTGCGCGACGGTGTAAGCCGGGAGGGACGCCTTGGTCCGAAGCTCGTTCACCGCGTTCATCGTTACGATGTTCTGGGCATTCATAGTGTTGAGGAGTACCAAACCGAGGGCGCGGACAACCGACCCCTCTTCCACAAGCGCCGCGTTTAGCCTAGCTTGATCCTCGGCAGTTATGACGGCAGGTACAACGGGCTGCCATGCCCCGTTGCTGTAGACCTGCCGTGAATCACTTGGCGGTGAGGCTACCTCAATCGCACCAACCGGGACTTCTGGGAAAACCCACCGTTGAGGCGGCAAATCCCCCTGCTCGTCTGCGGGGTCCTGAACCCAAACGCCGTCAAACGACCCGACATACTTTCCCGTCACGTCTGTGTAATATTTAGCCATCAAGCGAACGCCTTTAGAACGAACTTCCAATTGGCGGCTGTGGGGGTCACAACAGCGCCGGTGGACTTATTTCGAACACGCGGGACCACATTAGAAAGAAAGTACAGTGTTGTGCTGTTGGCGGCATTTGATATTGAAGACGAGCCAGCGTCATCGACATAGGGAACCGGGACTTCGTCGCCGATAGCGTAGCCGAACTCAGCAGTAATACACTTCATCACTACTTGCTGTAGTTTGGGCACAACGCCGAGCGAGTGAGCCACTGTGATCAAATTGGTGCCAGCAGTGACAGTCTGATCAGCGCTTATAAACCCCACAGTTAGTGGAAGTGCCACGCCATTCTTACTGTAATCAACGGCATTAATCTTGCCGACACCGGGGTCAACCGTGCCGGCCATGAACAAACCCTGCCCAACGTCCAAGCGGCTGCTTAACGTTCCGGCATTAACTGTGGCCAATCTTATCGTAACGTCTTCACTACCGTTGACCGGGTCCAGGATTATCGGGTAAAGTTGGGCGTAATCCGTTACATTGCCCGCGCTGTCCTCACCGGTCCAAAGAATCGCCCCTAATACGTCGTTAACGGCCGGTGAGGCAGAGTTTCGATAGAGGTTTATGCTAGGCCCTGACACGTTGGTGCTCTCAGTGCTCACCAATGTAAGCAAAGCACCACCAGCGGCGTTTGTGATGGTTACCGGGCTGCCGAAAAGTGCGGCCTTTATGTTAGCCCACGTGATCTTTTTGAGGATGTTGGATGCTGCGCTGTCGCGCAGACCGAGTGTGTCGGCGTCCGCCAGCGTAGTTTTCGCTACAGCCTTGTCGATGTCTTGGTTTTTAATCTGGGCGTCAATGTCCGAGATCGTAGTGTTGATCTTCGGGCCCCAAGTGTTATTGTTCGCCCCGACTTCGGGCTGGACGAAATTGTAGTTGGTGGTTGTGCTGTCAGCCATTAGTTCCACCCGACCGGGGTAATGGGCGTCCAGATGCCCTGTTCAGGAGTTACGGGCGACCACCCGTCGTCTTCCGGCGTTTGCGGATTCCACAACGGCCCCGTCGAAAGGTCGCCCAGGAAATCGACGCGGACAGACATCGCCCCCTCGAGCGCAAAGATGCCCAGGAAAGGTTCAGCGGAGAAGTTAACCTCGACGGACATCGCCCCTTCAAATTTGTGAAAGGTGGTGAAATCATTGTTGGTGGCGAACGATACTGACACGGTCATCGTGCCCGCCATGGGCTTCCATAGCTGGATGCTCGTCGCGGAGTACGCCACGAGGACAGACACAGAACCGGAAAGGCCGGTATACTCGATACCGAACAATCCTGATCCGTATGTGTTGGCCCCGTAGAGGTAACCCATTAGTCCACCGACACCGCAAGAGTTCCGATTTCCCACCGGGCGATGTCGCCTGTGGTGACGACTTTCGACGCAGTCACTGCATCACCGCCGAGGAAATTGCCGCCTGACACAGCGTCCCAAGTGGCGAAATGGGTGATAGTTCCCCACGGCGCAGATGCTTGGGGGAATTGGATCGCCGCCGTGTTGGTGGACACTGTCGGGTTGGTTCCAGCCTGCGCAAAGGTCACTGGTCCCTGCCTAGCGTAGGACCCACCGGCTACCTCGGAAGCCCCCGTGTTGCCAGGAGCGCCAGTGTGGAGCGACACGTATCGCCCTGCGAGCAGGGCGGTGAGGATCAGCGCTTCGGCTGTTGGTCCAAGCTGAGACATCAGCCAAATCCCTTCTTTTTCGTCTTGCCGGGCAGTATCAACAGACCGCCGCTCGTTTTCGACTTGATGTGCTCTTCATTGATGCTGTCGATGAACGTTTGCATGGCAGCCTGCCACGTCGCCGCCCGGTCATCTTCGATCGAATACATCGTCGCCACCGAAAGGGTGGCAGTAACGTAGAGGCGGGAGTAATACTGCATCAACCAGTTGATGTCGTCGCCCAACGGCGGGATCGCCTGATAATAGGTGAGCTCGATGTTGCGCCCGTCAGTCTCTTCAACGGGATTGGTCATCAGGAAGTTGCCCGACAGGGTGTACCTTCCGATGTTGTAAT